GACCTGCGGCGCAGCGCCCGCAGGCGCAGGAGAGGCGGCCGGCTGCCCACCTCCAGCCTGTTGCGCGGCCTGCTCCTCCGTCATCATCACCGGGCCATTCGCCGTATTCACTGTAATCAGCTTGTGCCCGGCCTGCGCGCGTGCGGTTGCGTCTGCCGATGCGCCCGCGATCGCCGCGTTCGCGCCGGCATAGCCGGGGAGGGCGGACGCCACGCCATTGTTCAGCGAAATGCCTTCGCCGACCTTCGGCTGGAACCGCTCCTGACCGGTAGACAGGTCGAGCGCCGTCGTGCCTGGTTGCAGTTCGATGATGCCGGCCTTGCGTGCGGCAGCAGTGCCATAGCGGCCCATCTCCAGCGGGTCTTGGCCCATCGCCGCCATGTTCTTCTGCTCGTTTGTGAGCGTGCTGATGTTTTCCAGCAGCTTGTTTGCCAGTTCGGTGTTGCCCATCAGGTAAGCTGCCTTCGCCTGGTTGCGGATTTGATCGATCTGGCTTTGCGGCGGCAGAGCGGACGGGGCCGACTGCGGGGGCGCCCCTGGCGCGGCCGATTGCTCCGGAGCGGCGTCAGGGCTGGGCGCGGGCGCCGGGCTGGGTGCGGGAGATGCACCAGCCATCGAATTGAACATGTCGCCCATTCGACCCTGCATCGCCTTGGCCAGCGCGAGTTGCTTTTCGTCGGCATTTTTCTGCACGTAGCCGCCGAGAAGCGCCTGCGCAATCTTCGACACGCCTTCCCATGGGCTTTTATTGACGGCCCAGCCATTAATTACCTGTGTGCCTTGATCCTGCTGGAGCACCTGTTGCCGCAACATGTCGGCAAGTTGCTGGCGGCGTGCGAGTTGCATTTGCTGCGTGGCGAGGTCCGGAGCAACCATTTGCATGGTCTGCGGCGCCTGCGCGCTGGTGAATGGATTCCCGGATGGCATTATTGGAGCTCCCGCACAGATTCGTGGTGGTAAATATGCATACGGATTAAGCCATCGCCATGATGGCGGCCGCGCCCAAAGTGCCAAGCGCACCCAGTCCGCTATTGCTGCTGCCGACTTTTGAGTTGTACAGCCCCAGGTTGTATTGGCCCAAGCCATTCGCCGCCCCAAACATATCGGGGCCATAGGTAGTAGCTTGCTGGGGCGCCTGCTGGAACGCCGGATTGGACACCTGCGAGCCGGTGCGCAGCGCGTTCAACTCGTTTATCGGAATGTTTCGATTCGCCGCCTGCTGCGTGTACTGCTGCTGCTGCAACTGCGCCTGGTTCATGCGGTTCTGTGTCTGCTGGCCGAACTGCTGCGCCTGCAACTGCGCCCGCGTCGTCTGGTTTTGCAACTGCTGGCCATACTGCTGCGCCTGCCGTGCGGCAGACAAGGCATCGTTGTTCGTTTGCTGGCCGTACTGCTGGCCTTGCAACTGCGCCTGCAATTGCGCGTTGTCGGACATTTGGCCAAACGTTTGCGCCTGCTGCTGCTGGCCCAGCGTGATGCCCTGCAATTGTGCCTGCTGGCGCGCGTCGTTCTGGTCGCGCCCCAGCTGATCCTCTGCTCGCTGGTATGCTTCCGAGCCCGGCATGATGCCCTGATTGGCAAGCTGGTTTTCGAGGTCTGCCCGGTCGCGCTGCTGCTGCGGCAGCAGGCGTGCGTTGATCAGGTCTGAAGCATTGTTCGTGGCCTGGGTCGGGTCGTAGGCGGCCCCGAGCTTCGCTGATCGCGGGTCGTATGTGGTGGCTCCGCTATACAGGCCGGCGTTAAATGCCGTCGGCGATTGCGATTGACTGGGGTCGAACGTGGTCGGCGCGGGCATCTTGTCCGCATTGAGTGTCGTAGGCAGTGCGTTCCCGAATGCACGCTGAACGCGAGTCGTCGCCAGATCCTGCATGTTGGCGAGATTCAGACTCGTCTTGTTCTGCTGGTCGAGCAGCGCTTGCTGGTCAGGAGACAGGGACACCATCGACGTCCACTTGTCGGGATTGTTCGAGTCTTGAAAGTACTCTAGGTTCCCATATGGGGTGTACGTGTTGACGCGGTTCGCTGCGGTGGCCTGCCGCGCCGCATCCAGATTGCCAGCCGCCGTCTCTTTTGCAGCGCCCGTGTAATCCGGTGCCGGCGGTGCGGAAGGTTTGCCCATGATCTATTTCCCCAAAAAGCGACACTGCTCGCGTGTCATTGTCAAAACGATGATGTCGCCGGTCCGGCCGGCATCCTTGATCACGGCCTCCTGCTGAAAGCCCAGGTGCAAATCGAAGCGCAGCGCCGCAGTGTTGTTCGAGTCCACCAGCCCTACCACCTTGTTGACCTTCAGTTGCTCGAACGGGTAACGGAAGCAGAAATGCAGGTAATCACGCACCAGCCATCGCTTGCCGATGCCAGCGACATGCATCTGCACAGAACGCCCGGTGAAGTTGTCGAACAGGACGCCGGCCACCAGCTCTCCGTCCTTCACCCAGCCGATACCTTGCCCGGAGCCGTCGAAGTACTGGCCTCCGGTGCGCTCGGCAACCCACCGGGCGACGTGCTGGCTGATGACGATCACAACACACCCCCTGCTTCGACGAGCAGGTCCGTCGACGCCCAGCGCATCCGCGTGTTCAACACGTAGCCCTTCATGTGAGGCGCCAGGCAATAGCCGATCGCGAAGGCTGTTTGCCAGTCGCGTTTGATGTACATATCGCCGCCCCATACTTCCGAGCCATCCCATACCGACGTGTCCCACACGGCCAGTTGCGGGGTGATCGGCGCGAAGGTCGGATTGCCTGACGGGTCGGACATATCGAAATCCGCGTTCACACCAAGCAGGATCGTGGGCTGGCCGTCAGTCGAGATAATCGGGCGAACCATGCTCACTTTTTTGAGCTGCGTCCCAGATCCGAAATAGCTGAATGACTGCTGTGCGTTGAAATTGATGTTTGCGCCCGCATCGGCATTCGTGCTCCACGCCAGCGCAACACCACCGGAGGTACCGAAGTACAAAGCGTCGGAATGCAGTTCGAAACATGCCGCGTTCCACCCGGTGAACCGGGACCATGCGCCGCTGATCGTGTTCATCACGGCCTGTACCGACGTCGTCGGCCCGGTCGGGATATTCAACAGCAGCATGTTCTCTTTCGGGAGCAGTGCCACTTCCCATCCAAAATTGCCGCCGTAGGTCGAGATGTAATCGCTGATCGCGTGCTGGATTTTGTCGGTCAACATCTCCTGCGAGTTGACCCGCGACGACATCATGGCCTTCGACAGAGGCGCAAGACCGTCCTGGCAGATCATCGTCAGGTCGCCCGCGTACTTCATCAGGCAGCGCCGGCCGATCGGCGAGCCGACGTCGAAAACGCCGATCAAGGCCCAGGTTGAGGGGCTCGCCGGATCCGTTCCTTTGTAGACCGCGACCTGCCCCCGCGAGGACACGAACACCGCGTAGTCGTCCATACCATAGCCGGCGTCCAGCGACCAGTCACCCATCGCCATTAGATAACCGCCATTGCTGAACAGGCTCCCGAAATCGAGCTGCTGCGCGGCGCCGCCAATGGACAGCGTCGGCAAATACCAGACCCGCGTGCTGTTCTGCTCCACGAACCAGAGGCGGCTCTTGAAGGCGTTGACGGTGATGAGCTTTGTCGGATCGACGCCCGTGATGGCGAAGTTCGCTGCCGGCGTGACGGTGCCCGTCACCGTGGTCACTCCCAGCGCGCCAGAAAGCACGTAGGTGAAGGTGCTCGCCCCGGTCACGGTGATGATGTATGTGCCGTTGTAGCCCGCAGGCGTGAAGCCGGCGACGACGACCGTCATCCCGGTTTTCAGGTTGTGCGGGTTGGCCATCGTGACGGTGGCCAGCGTGCCCACGCTCGTGATGCTGGTGACAGTCGTGTTGAACGCGGCCCCGAAGATGTTCCCCCAGGCGCTCCCGTTGTAGACCAGCGGCAGATCTGTTCCGTTGGCCATCACGAGGAAGTTTCCGCCCGACGTGCCGAAGTTTGCATGCTGCCACTTGTCCGCCGCATTGCCTGTCACGGCCGGCGAGCCGACGGCGCCCGAGCCGCTCACGTCATAGATGTTCGAGCCGGCCGCAGCGAACAGCTTGCTTGATCCGGACGGCGGCGCATACGAGCACAGGGAGTTGACGGTGCCGGTGATGCCCGTGGCGTAGTTGGTGTAGCCATAGCGGAGCATCACGTCGTACGGCGTGCAAAAGAAGTTCTCCAGCATGACGGCATCCGTCGGCCGCATTTCGGCAAGCGGGTCGCGCGCATTCCAGCCACCCACCGGAGCCGATACGGACAGCGTGCGCGCCGTCTGTGTGCGTCTTAGCAGCTTCTGCGGGACGCGCATCGTCAGACCCCAAACGAGCCGCGCGGCACGAGCACGACGGGCTGGATATCAGGAAGTGCGCCGCTCATGTCGAGCTTTGGCTTGCTGCCATCCCGTGCCATGGCATCGGCCACCCGGCGCTCGTATTTTGTGAAATCCTCTGCGTAGTCTAGGCCCTTGGATGCCCGCCAGCGCCAGATAATGCCCAGCACCAGTAACTGGCCGTCGAGCTTGGGCGTGTCCGTGTCACTCGTCCAGGTGTCCGATGTGCCGCTGGCAGTATTGACCCAGGCGCGCGATTGGTACTCGAATGCGCAGGTTTGGCCGGCGACCGGGTTTGGATAGAAGTTGATGGCGTCCGCGATGATTCGGAACGAATTGAACGGGCCGTTGATCTGGAGGGCCTTGGACTGCTGCCAGTCCTGTTGCGACTTCGGGCCGTACACAGGGCGGCGCAGCGTGCGATTCCAGATCGTGTCGTTGACGATGTAGTCAAAGCCGGTCGTGATCGCCGCAAGCGTCGTCTGCACCTGCGCCGCGACGGTCGTGAACGTCGCCTCGACCTGAAGCGCTTCCCACGGATAGCGTGTGGCGAGCTCCTGGCCTTCCTCCTCAGCCAGGGCGACAAGCTGGATGATTTGCTGATCTGTTGCCGTGACGGCGGCATTCGGCGACAGAATGCCGATGCGCTTACATGCGGTCTGGATGATCTGAAGGCACGTAAGCGCCATGTTTTACTCCACGGTTTCAGCGCGCGGGCGGCCGCGCTTGGGCTTGTCTTCTTCGATCGCATCCAGGCGTGCAGCGAGTGCCGCGATTTGCTCTTGAAGACGGCGATTTTCTTCCTTGGTGTCGGCCAGTTCCTTCACGACCGGCGACAGGTCTTTCTTCGCCTGGATGTCGCCCCGGGCCAGATCGCGCAGCACGCGCCCATCGAGGCCGATATCCCCGAGTGCCGAATCGGGCACGGCGGCCAGGTCTTCCACGGTCGGAAAGCGGCGTGCCAGTTGCTCGCGGCGCGACTTGAGGATCCGTTCCCACGTGATCAGGGGGGTACCGTTGCGCGGGATCTCCTTGCCTTCGCGGTGCAATTCCAGCCCGGCCTGGAACTCCTTGACCCACGTGAGGTCATAGCGGCCGTCGCGCGCTTCCTTCATCTTTCGTTCGATGAACTCGTCCGCGAAAAACTCGATCGGGTCGCCCTTGTGGCCGTGCGGCGCAATCAGGATGAACGTCACAACGCGCGGCACTTCATAGCCGTGCTCGGCGGACGCAGCGGCATCGACGCCGTGCTCGCGGTCTTGGAACATGAAAAACGGTACTCGGGACATCGGGTCGGCGTGGGCCATTGGGTTCTCCTGTGGTAAGCGGTAGCGCTTATCGATGCCCTGCCAGC